CGAGCTGACCATCGTCGATCGCGTCGGAGATATCAAGAAGCCGCTTAGCCTCAGCGAGTGTAACGTAGCCGTTGGTAATCGCCATCTCAGCTCCTCTTTGATCGTGTCCGGGTCTTCTTGACGGTAGTGGTCTCAACCTCTTCGGTCGAAACCGTTGCGATGCGGATAGTGTTGAGCGGGACCTCGAGTGCCCACCCGTTGGAGATTAGGTTGCGGGCCTCGCTTTCGGGGAGCTCGATTGTGCCACCAGCCTCCGGCCACTCCTCGCCGTTCCTGGTGCCTGAGATTTTAATGAACATCTTGACAATCATTTACGTCCCCCTTCTGTTGCTGTCTCCGGGGGTGAGCCGAAACTCACCCCCGGAAGACGGGCCTTAGTCTAACGGATTAGACGTTTGCGCCCTTGAAGCTCTTTACCGCGCTCGGATCGATCAGGCCAGAGACGCCACGAACCTGGACCCGGAAGGTCACAAGGCCGTTTGCGAACGCATAGTCTGCGCTCGAGGCGATCTCAACCCCACCAACGATGGCGGTCTTGATTGCGCTCAGGTCACCGAACACAATGCTCAGGGCCTCGTCGGCACAGTCGGCAAGCGCCGCGCTGTAGACTGGGAACCCAAGAAGCGTGTCAGGTCGGCCAAGATCACCAGGGGTGAAGATTGGTCGGGCCTGATCGTCTTCCAACTTCATGACCACCGCGAGAGTCGCGTCGTTCATGAGGAAGCCGCGCTTTGGAGCACGTCGGTACTGCTGCTTGACCGAGTATACGAGATCGATAAGATCCGCATAGCTTGGGGTCACAGCCGCACCCTGCTTACCAACCGTAGCCGCGGCCGCAATCGCAGGAGCCGCAACGGCACCATGGGCGACTGCAATCTCAGCGCCGGCCTTCTCGGCCACGTAGGCCGAGACATCCCAAGCGGCGTCCTGAACAAGCTCATCGCTGAGCTGGAGCAAAGTCGCGTACTTGGCCGGGGTTAGTGAGAGTGTGCTGTTCGTGCCGTCAGACTCACCGACTGTACCGGCCTCGGCAACGCCTGCGGCGGTACCAAGAGCGGTCACGCGCGGGAACGCAATCGCGTTACCGTTCGAGACAGTGATAAGATCAACGACTGAACTGTTTAGGAACGGGTTCACCTGACCGGCCGTGACGTACACCTTATCGGCGACGGTGACTGGGTTGGTGAAAGTCGACTTCGAGATGTCGCGATACTCGATCACTCCACCCTCGCGGGCGATGCGTCGGAGCTCGGCATTGTCATCCGTGGCCGGCTTTGGAGCAACTGGCTTAACCACTGCGGCGAAACGGGCGCGAGCCTCGTCAGCTGCTGAGGCGGCCTCGGCACGTGCCGTAAGCTCCTTGATTTCGGCGTCGATCGAGTCGATCTTCACCATGCTTGCGTCGAACTGAGCCTTCTCGGTCTCGTTCAACTCGCGCTTCTCAGCGGCTGCCGTCTCGGCGAGGGTCTTAGCCTCGGCCCAACGGGCGGCACGCTCATCAGCACGAAGGGCGATTACGCTGTCCATGTTTGGACTCCTTCTTTGCTATTTGCTTTGGTCTCGGGGGTCGAACGGGGAGCCGAAGCTGAGCCGCTTGCCGAGCGTGACCGTGGATTATTTGACTCGTCGCATCCTCACTTCACCGAGGGCAACGAGTACTGAGGCTGGAACAGTGGTTTCAGTCTGTGAAGGGACCTCTACCACTGTCGACACCTCTTCGATAATCGCGTCCGGGGCCGGTTCGGCCGCAGGGGCCTCCGGTGATCCACCGATCGCGCGGACCAGGATCGCACTGCGAACCTCGTCAAGGGTGCCCGAAAGGAGCGCGTCAACTGCATCGCGAGCAATCTCCGGCTCAACTCCAAGGCGCTGGGCTAAGGCCCGAACGGACCCAAGTCCGATCGTTCCTGGATATGCTGGTGTCTGTCCGCCCGAGAGCAAGCTTACCTCATGGAGGCGTAGCTCAGTGAGTTCGCGGGTTGTGCCATCTGTTGACCAGCGCTCGCCGTTCTTTGACGGCACGGAGAAGCCAAACGACATCCCCATTGCGGTGGCCTCTCCGGCGCGGAAGAGTGCCGCGAGGTCGTTACCGAGCTGGGTCTCTGGAAGCTTGAGCTCGACCTTCAGGCCGCGCGAGTCGGAGTTGAGCTGGAGAGCGCCCGACTTGGTTGAGCCCAAAAACGAGAGTTCGTCGTGCCCGTAAAGCGCAACAATCGTCTGCTCGCCGCGCTGTGCGCGTGAAAGCGTGCGGTTGAAGGCGCCCGGCTTGATCACCTCGGTAAAACCGAGACCGGCCGAGGGGGAGTCATAAAGGGCCGCGTAACCGGTAAAGGTTCGGCCGTCTTCTCGTAGCTCAATCGACTCGGCGATAAGGGTGCGGCGTTCAATCTCCTGCGTCATCGGTGTCTCCTTGCGCTCCCCGCTCGTCTCCTCTTCAGTGTCGTTTTCGTCTTCATCCTCGGGCTCTGCCTCTTCGCTGGCGGCATACTCTGCGCACCACGCAATCACGCGATCGGCATCTTCTGGATCAGTTGGATCAACCGCCCAGAGATAGGCGGCCACGGCACCCGGGCCCGGGAAGCGTTCGTCTTCGGGGTCGCTATTCTGTGGAACACCCTCCCAATCGACGCGATGGCGGGCAATCCATGCGCCCATTCGGGTGACCTTATCTTCGCTGATTTCACCGCGGGCAATCGCTCGAGCCTCTTCGACCGTGCTCTCCTGAAGACCGTCACCGGCAAGCCCATCAGACCAGTAGCCAAGGCCGCGCTGGGCACTTTCGCGCATCTTGGCGGTTAGCGGGATCGAGCGCTCTTCGCTCTCAACAATGTTGAGCGCGGTCAGCTGCGCCTGCGCATCCGCTTCGGTTTCATGGCAACCCATCAACTGATTATCCTCATCCTTGACGACGCCCCAACCGGCGCACTCCGGGTGTTCTTGTGTGATTGAGTATGGCATTAGTCTAACCCCGCAATGCTCTTCGCCTCAGCCGGATCCATCCCGGCCCCCACTAGTGTAGCGTAAACCTTGCTCTTGGACTCAGTGTCGGCGGTGGAGTTGCTAGAGAGGTTGAGTGGTCGTAGATAGGTGTCGCCGTCTTCAATCGCCGGCTGATCTTCAAGTCGGCGCACCTCATTGGCCGAGAGCCATCCGTTGGTCAGCGCCACCGCGTGTGCCTGATAACGCTCAAGCGTTGTCGGGCGAAGGAGCGCATCGGTGTTAAAGCGGATAAAGGTAGTGTCGCCGGTAACCATTCGCTGCAACCCCGCCTCAATGCGGACGATCATTGGGTTAAGGCCGGTGCGAAGCCAGGCGGTGATCTGCGCTTCGACCGACGCGTAGCTTTGTGCGCCGGGGGTCGCAACCGAGAGAAGCGCGAGCGGCACCGCAAAGATCCGGGCGATCTGCTCGACCGACCAGTTCATGTTTTCAATCAGCGCGAGCTCGCCCATCTTGATCGGAAGTGTTGAGAACTTGGCACCGCCAGAAAGCACGGCGACGCGGTGGGCCTTGTTGAGCCCCTCGTGTCGTGAGCCGAAGGCGTCGCGCAGACCCTGAGCCTGCTCCGGGGTTAGCTCGCCGGGGACTTCGATCATCCCGCCGACGGTTGCGCCCTGCTTGTAGAAGTTTTCAGCGAACGTCTCGGAGTTGATCGCCAGCCCGAGTGTGCGGCTGTGGTGCGCAATCGGAGAGATGCCGCGAAGGTCGTCGCCCATTGCGAAGAGGCTGATATGAACAATCTCATCCGCACCAAGCGTCTGTCCGGCGATTTTGTAGAACGGAGTTCGATCCGGGGCCTGGCCGACCTCGACGTTGCGAGGATCAAGCACGTGGGTCTCTAGAACCTCTCCGCGCGGATTGCGGATGGTCAGGATAAAGGCGTTGCCGTCGGTGAGGAGGCTGGTGACGAGTCGGTGGCGAAAGTCGAACCCGGTCATATTCGGGTTGGTCTGTGATGGATTATCTAGCCAGACCGGGCGTGGGAAGTATGGGCGACGCTCGCCCTCGACTCGAACATATGAGCCAACCGGAAGAGAGGCGATTGTGTCGGCGTAGAGGCGCACAGCAGCGTAGACGGCGGCAATGCCGGTCGCCGACTCGCGGTTTACCTTGGTGGTGCTCCCGTGATCGCTGAAGAAGTTGGCAAGGTTTCGAACCTCAGTCTTGGGGCCGCCGCCGAGGGCACGTCGCAGAATACTCACTTGCTGCTCCTATCGATGCCGAGGCCGGCAATAATGAGTCCAAGGCCCGTAAGTGCAAGGCCGAAGATCGGGTTTAATAGCCAAGCGGCGACCGCGATAGCGGTCATCCCAGCTAGTTCAAGACTGGTTGACAGTGTCATTGTGCCCTCCTATATTCCTTAGGTGATCGCGTAGGGTCGGCGCGTCGCGCAGAGCCATCAGTCAAGAAAGAGAATGCTCGGCGCCTTCTTGGCCGGGTTTTTTAGCTTATCCGCGGCGTGCCAGCGAGCTCGATCGAGCGCCATCACGGCCGCAACGGCGGCGTCGATGCGTCGGCCGGAGCTTTTGGACTCCTTGGAAAGCCGCACCCCGCGATTGTCTTGGCGAATAATCGCGGACGAAACGTGGCGCTCAAGGGCGGCGGATAGCTTCTTCTCTCCTCCCCAACTCATGGTCTTGCTAGTCACCGAGTCTCGGAAGCCGTTAGTTGCCGGGATCATGCGGGCACCGGACTGCGGGAACGAAACCACCGGAAGCCCCTCGGCCTCAAGCTGCTGAAGGCTCTTCGCCCAACGGAACGGGTCGGCCGCAATCTCGACCACCCGGTAGCTCGCACAAAGCTCGCGAAGTCGCTCTTCAACCTCGGCAATCGGCACCTGAAAGTCAAGGTCCTCTGGTCGCTTCTCCCAGATCGCAAGGAGCTCAATGTGGCCGTCAAGGGTGACGCCAACAATAACCGTTGAGTCGTGCTGCCAAGATCCGTCGAAGCCAAGGACAATCGGCTCGTCCGCGCCAATCCGACGCTCGCTCTTACAGGCAAGGAAAGAGTTGCGCGGCAACCACCCCTCGGATCCGGCCGGCCAGACGTTGAGGCGGCGGGAGAGGAAGTCGGACCAGGGCACGCCGCCGCGCGAGTCTGATTGGAAAG